TTTGTCAGCCACTTCATCAATCCTATTCAAAAGTTCCTCTGTGAAATACTTTTCAGGGTCATTCAAAATCTGTTTACCATACAGTTTTGCACCATCAGGCATTTCGTAACGAGTTGATACCTTCTTTATTATATCATACTTCTCGGCCAATTCAAGTAATCCATAATAACGACTCAACCCCTCATCATAAGTCAAAAGCACATCAACCATCTTGTTCTCTTTGGTCAATCTGGATTTGAAGTTTTTACAATGAATGATATTTCCAACAACGTCTGTTCCTACCTTCTCTTTTCTTTTTGATAGGAATACAATGTTAGAAGCAGCATACTGTAGACCAGAGCCCCCGCCCATCACATCTTGTGGAAACATAGTTCCAACCTGTTTGTAGGTGTGATTGGTGACTAACAATGGAATACCTGCTTTGGCCAATTTGAGTGTCAAGACTCTGAATGCACCCTTGACAATTCTTGCCTTGGTCATATCAACTTTATCTGCACCCTCAGTTGTGTCTCCCTCCTCTTTTGCAGTTGACAACATACCAAGACTGTCAAGACAAAGTAGTAATGGTTTACCTTCACCTTTCTCAAGATGTTTGTCTACTACCTTTGCTGCCTGTGATGCAAACTCTTGAATAGTTGCAACGGGTATCTGAGCAAATCTTGACTTGTCAATATTTTTTTCCTCAATCATTTCAGGAGTTAATGCTGACTCAGACTCAAAATAAAGAATACCCCCGCTAGGATTATCTGCAAGAAACTGTTTGCACAACCCAAGTAAGAAAAATGTCTTTCCAGTAGCACTCTCTCCCGCAAAGGCTGTAATCTTGTTAATCGGTAGACCTTTGTGTATGCTACCAGACAATAAAGCATTGAGAATATAAGAACCTGTGTCAATGTATCCATCTACGTTCCCCAACATTCCATCTGCAACTTTAGAAGCATATTCGTTTCCTGTTGCAGAAATTAGTTCATCTAAAAAATCACTCATCTGTATCATTCCTTTTTTGAATTTCAGCCATAACTATTAATGCATTTTGGTTTGCTTGTGCTCTATCAGAATAATCTTCAAGCCTGTTTCTTTCTTTTATCAATTCTTTATACAACTCTCTCAAGTCTTCTGTGAGCCAACCACCATAATCTATTTGCATAATACTCCTATTATATCATGTAAATGATGTTTGTCAAGAAAAGAAATCCATGATTGTAGCCTTCTTTTCACACTCCCAACCGATTGTGTCAAGAATACCCTTCATAGGATCTAAAAATGATTTTTGGAATTGTTTATCATAATCTATGTAGTCATCAAGGTTAAACTCTTTTGGTAGAGTTCCCAACATGGCAATGGCAGAATCACCAGTTGGATTTGGTTCAACAAGATATGTATATTTAATCTTTTCACCTTCTTGAATCTTTGGATATTTCTTTGTCAGTTTGTTTTTCTTCAACATCTCATTGTATATCAGAGAACCCTTAACATGCAACGGAGTTGATTTACGATAGATAGTTGCAGAGTCTCTGTATTTTGCCAGACCTTTGACTGATCTTGGAAATGAAACTTCCTCTGCAGTAAGTCCTTTGAATTCATTCTTAAATCCTTCAATGAATTCAATGATGTCTTCTTCAGTTCCGTTCATGATAATACGGAAACCCTTCTTCAAGGCCTTCCTACATGGTTCTGGTGTAGAAGACTTGACTGCCTCAATACCCATAATCTTCAAGTCTGGTTTCTCATACTCCACACCCTCAGAATTATGCACATTCAAAATATAGTGTTTCTTACCTGTCCAGATACCGACATCAGCAAGAACCTCACGTTTCATTACCATCTTCTGTTCAAATGCATTGACATACACTGCAAGTTCACCATAACACTTATCAATTACATCTTGAATCTTACCATCACAAACCTTGTCCATGAAGTTTATGATTTTCTTTGTATCTGTAAGTCCGACTTTCTCAACAAGACTATCCAACGTAACATACAGAGAATCAGTATCAGATGCCAAAACATAGTCTTTCTCTTTGGTTTCAAGTAACTCATTTAGATACTCATTCACTGCCCTCTCGGCCCATCTGATAGAAAGTTGACCTGCAACAGAAACTGCCTCTGCATTCCTCACATCAAAGTAACGAAACCATTGATTGCCGAGAGCACCATAAGCAGAGTTTAGGGCAATTTTCAGATTCAACTGAAGATTAAAGTATTGAGAAAGTTTGTTTGGATCGGCATTAGATCCTTTCTTCTTTTCCTCAATCATCAACTTCTTGTATTTGACTCTATCATTATACATTCTCTCCATAAGTGCAGGAAGAAAACCCTGTTTCTTACGAGTATACATGGCACCATTTGGCGTCATTGTGAGATTCTTATCCACTAAAAACTTTGTATCTATTTCTTGATCCAGTAAGGAATCAACCATCTTACTTCTTGGATACATGCCAGTCAAAGTCTCAGGAGAAATATTATACTGCATGATAAGATGTGGATACAGACTATTCAAGTCAAAACTACAAACCCACCTATGGCGTCCGATTTGAGGTTCCTTAACATACGCACCTTCGTACGCCTCTGACTTCTGTTCATGTCTCTTTGGTGGTACAACTATATTCTGTTCAAGAAGATAATTGTAGATAATACAATCCCACATCTTCACAGGCGAGAAAACATCATTGAAGTTACACTTGGCCATATATGCCAGTGAGATGATCATTTCCATGAGTTTCATCTTCTCTTCAAGTTTACAGACGAGATACACATCATGGACATTGTAATCTACGAACTTCTGGAAATTTGTTCTATACAATTCATGGAGAGTTGATGCTTCTGAATAGTCAAGTTTCTTCTCACCAAGTTCAGCATATGCAATGTGATTCAATGCATAAGACTCTTGATTCACATAGGTAAATTTTTGATATGCATCCATGTAGTCAATACTTGATACACCAACTATATCATAGATCTGCTGTTTTCTGTTGCCGACAAGAGTTACTTCGTTTGTTTTGTACCAACCCCAAGGCGACATTTTCTGTGCAGGTTTTTCTCCAAGAATCCTAATGATACGATTCATGAGATATGGAATATCAAAGAAACGAGAGTTCCAACCAGTTACAATATCTGGATAATCTGCAGACCAATCTCTGATGAAGTATTCCAATAGTTGTGATTCATCTCTACACTTTACATACATCACACCATCAGCTGGTTCATACTCACCACAACCATAAACCTTGAAATCATCACCTATCTTGATTGAGATGGCAAGAACTTCTTCATTGGCTTCTCTAATGTTTGGAAACCCATATTCAGAACTTGTCTCAATATCAATGAAGGCAATTTTGATTTTGGAAAGGTCATAGTCCACCATTCCATGATAGTTTTCCGCAATGTAAGAATACTGAAAACCCTCAATACCAAAAACATCGCCAGGATAACTTCTCATGGCTTCTCTTGTCTCTTTCATGGACCCCCATTTTACAGGCGATACATTTTTATTGTCAAGAGTTTTCCAGTTTGAAGGTTTTTGTGAAGGAACGAATAAGGTAGGGTCATAGCGAACTTTCCTACGGAAAGACATGCCATTAGAGTCTATACCTCTCAGGGCAATGTAATTACCGAAAGGTAAAACATTTGTGTAAAACATTCAATACCATTTTTGATAGGGGATTTTAAACTTGTCAAAGACATTATAACACCATTTGATCTGCTTGTCAACCCAAGTTCGTTTGGATTGAAACAGACCAATGGTGAATAAAAACTGAAGATATATTTTTAGAAACAGTCCAACTAATAAACTAGACCTTTTTCGTATTTGGTCTTTTTGTTTATCCTCAGAGCCGTCTTTATGTCTCTTCGGTTTGAACCATCTTTGTTGAAAGAGCAATGTACCCATCCGCTGTTTGGTTGTCCCTTAGTATAAAATTCCAAAATTAGCTGGTCAAAATCTAACTCTTTTGCAATCCACTCAGCAACTTCTCCGTTAGGAGTTCCCAGCTGTTCAAAATCTGCT